GTAGCCATCATAAGTTGTTTCACTGTATATTTTTAAAGTCCATTTGTCATCTACAAAGTCACTTGTGTTGTCTAGTTTGCCACCATAGTTTTCATAGATATATTCTAATAACCAAGGACCATCTGGTTCTTGCATAATGCCATCTTCATTTAGTTTTTCAGTGATTATCTCATCTGTTAATAGTTCTGCCATTTAAATAATTTTTAATATAATACTCTAGCATATAGTTCAAACGAGCAAGGCCAGAGTATATTAATGCTCTTGCTGTTTGTGTGTCTTCTCTAGTTATACAACCATCAGGTGTTAAGTATGTCCACCTAACATTTTGTTTGTATTGCTTGTTAAGCTGATAAGCACTACCGCAACTGTTTTGATTTCTTACATAACCTGTTTTAAATACAGCTAGTCTTAGTCTGTCTTTACTATACCAAGTTTGACCGCCGTAAAAAGCAGATCTTGCGGGTACAGGAAACTCAAACTCTCGTGTACCGTTTAGTGCTTGCCTTTGTGTAGTTACCTCTTTAATATTATAGTTTATTAAAATGTTTTTAACAAAGCCGTTTTCAAGCTCTAGTTGTTCTTTTTTCCAGTTAGTCATTATCTTCTGATTTTAAAAATTCGTTACCATACATAATATCTGCACCATTAACATCATAGCTATGTTTATTAGTGAACATTAGTATATCTCTAATTGTGTTTAATTGTAAGTCATACCAACCATCTGAAGCCATAAGTGCATACTTAAGTCTTTTAGCTGATGAATATTTTCTAGCAGCTATTCTTAGTTTAAGTTGATAATGAGGTTTTAGTTGTTGCCACGTGTTTTTCATATTATTAATTTATTATATTATCCAAAGTTATTTATATTATGTTTGTAAAACATGACATTTTGTCATATAGTTGCGGGAGTAGGAGTCGAACCTACGACCTCGAGGTTATGAGCCTCGCGAGCTACCACTGCTCTATCCCGCTAATATCTTACCGCCATACGCAATACACTTCCGTACGCTCGCCGGGCGATCAACTCTTCGGCACCACATGCGTATGTAGCGGTTTGACGTAACCTATTGATACCTAATTGGTTAGCTATTCAGTTATGTGATGATATGGTGGGAGTCGAACCCACGCCTTAGTACCGTAGCCACATCCTAATTAACCTACTCGTCTAACTATCTATCAATGATTACAAGTGCCATTCTTTTAATAGTTTAATGGCTGGTGCTTTAATTTTAGTAAACGCATTATCATCTAACATATCTGTATAAGTTATGATTCTGTCTAATGCTCTTTCTAATTCTGTGCATAAATAAGCTGATTCTTTATCAATCATTTCATCTTGCATCATCTCGTATGCTTTTTTACTATCCATATTATTTTATTACTCGTTTAAATCTTGTTGTCATCCACTCACAGTTACCTATTGAGTGTCCCATGTCTATAAGATAATCTTCTATTTTTTCTGAATCATCTATCCACACATCATATCTATACACTCTACCGTCTTGATAGTCAAGCACAAATACATATTTTCTACCTTTAATTTTTTCCATATATTATTCTTTCTAAGTCGTCTTTTTTATAATTTCTTTTAGTTGGGTAATTTATATACCTCGTTTCTATATCTCTAGCTTTTAGTATATCTTCATTCCACGTTCGCTGATCTATTTTATAGTATGTATAGAACACACCAATAAAAAAACAAAAGCTACATATCATTACTATATATAATAATCTTTCTAGTATGTTTATTTTCGTCTCCATGCTTTATGTACTGATGCGGAAACTTCCTGCGATACTATTTGTATAGTATTACCAGTTTTATGAGTGATAATAGGTACGTACGAGTAAGTTTTAGTTGTACTGCAACTTACACAGTTTTTATAACCTAATTCTAAACGCACTGGGTGCACAGTGTTTCCACATTTACAATACATATTTTTTATTTTATATTATTATCCAAAGATAATTTAATTTTGTTTGTAATTACTCTCCAAGTTCTATTGAGTAATCAGTGTCATATAAGAATTCTTCAATAGATCTAGTGTCATACCAGTCCGACTCGAACCATCTATTTTCCCATCTATTTAATATTTCTTGCTCGCCAGTTTGCTTACCGAATACAAATCCTGCACTGATAAGCACGAGAGTTACTACAACTCTACGTAAATTTTTATTTATTTTCATTATGTTTAAGTATTAGTTTGGAAGTAATCATTATTTATATAATCTAAATACTTTTTATATTCTTCCATTGTTACATATTCGTCTATCTCGTCTAGATAAACCATTCCATCTATCTCCATATTTTATTATATGCCGCTTTATGTTGTTTAGGCCAAGAAGATTTTTGCGGTAATTTGTATCTTCTATTGCCCATACCTCTACACTCACCATAGATTTTAAGTATTTCTTGATGTTGAGCGTTGCGAGCTTTGTGCTTATTTTTCACATACTCGCATAATTCTTTCATATTAGTTACGCTGGTAGCCATGTTAATCCTTTTAAGTTAAACCATTCTGCTTTACCAAATTTAAATTGGTCAATACCATCTTCATCTTGACCATTATATTTTTCTTTGAAGCCAAAAGAATTAGGTAAATCACCGACTGCATAGCCTTTATAAGGTAAACCATTTAGTCGACAAGTAGTTTTTGAAGTAAATTTAATTGTATTCATAATTGATTTTTATTATATTATCCAATAGAATTAATATTTTGTTTGTAATAATTAGTATTAAATCTACTATAATATTTGTGCTCAATCATTTCTAATTGTTCTTTAGTGAGTTTAAATAACTCAACTTTTTTATTTCTTCTTGCTTTTGCAAATCTATATAAATCTTTCTTCATGGTAAATTGTATTATGTAGTTCTTTATTAGCTTTAGCAAGATTTTGTCGCCATAGCCACTCACGTCTTCTATATTGGTGGTCATTACACCATTTTCTCCAAGCTTTACTCATATCGTTTTCACCATATTTAGCTTCAAAGTCTTCAACTTGTTTTAGTTTTGCAGCGATTGCTTCTGCATTATAATCAGTAAATTGCATAGTTATTATATTTAAGTTAGTTATACTGTAGGTAATCGAAACCCACCTCTGCTCCAAGAGTATAATTGTAGAGTGTTGATTACTTTACTTCAACAACACTTCTAGCTTTCACAGGTACATTAGTTGAACTTGTGTAAGAATTGTATTTGATAAAACATGGAAGTTTTGTAAGTGTATCTTTCATAATTTCATACACTTTATCATGATTATAAGTACAAGATTTACCATTTTTGAATTCAACATTGATAGTTGTGTTTTTACCGATTAAAGATTTACGTATTACGAATCTTTTAGAATTAATAGTGTTTGTCATAATTTAGAATTTAAGTTATTATTTATATTTATTTAGTTTATATTATTATCCAATTAGTTATATATTTTGTTTGTAATTAGAAGTGTTAATTTGTTTATTTATTAGAAATGTCATAATGTCATTGCACAAATTGTCATAGTGTGACATATTGTCATTAGAATATTAAGTGATATATTAATAGTATTAATGAGAATAAGAATAATGAAGTTAATGAAGTTAAGAATGATTTGATTATTATATCTTTTAAGTTTAACATAGTATTAATTTTTATTTGTTACATTATTATTATCCATATAAAAGTCAAAAACGTTTGTGAAAAAAAGGGTAAAAAGGGCTAGACCGGGTAAAAAAAGGCTAATTTACAGGAAAAATCACAAAAAAAAAGTGGAGGGGGGACGCTATAGCTCTCTATTTGCTACAAGTTTTTAAATATCTCTCCCCTTATGATATTATACTACGTATAATATCTAGATAGGAGTAAGGTATTATATAATAGATATACTATATTACACAGGAAAAAGTAAATTTACCTATTTTTGTGTAAGTATATACTTATAGACAATAAATTTATTAATTTAACAAGACAAAATATTATGAGCTTTCAAAAAATGTTCTCATCAAAAAGTCCTTTTAAAAGTAACCATGGCAATGAAAATGCAAGATCTTTTGGTGGTTATGATTCAGAAACCGGAGAAGTAATAGACGCTAGAACCGGTAGAACACCGTCACAGCAAGAAGCTTTAAACAGAGCATACGAAGAAAAAATAGCAGCGTATCCTAATGAATATGCAGCGTATAACGAAGCTCGAGATGCTTATCAGCAATGGAATGAAAGTGAAAATCAATTTGGATTTGGAGATTTAGATTATCCTCAACAAGCAGAATTAGATTCTATTGAATCAGCTTGGAAAAATATAAAAAATCAACCAGTAGAAGCAAAACCTAAAATAGAAGTAGTAAAACCTGCTACTGAATCTGTAGATCCAACAAAACAATAAAATTAAAAAATGGACACACTAACAATTAGAACACCGGGTTTAACCCCTGATAAACAAGTTATAGACATAAGCGTTATAACATTGGTTCAACAAACATCTGCCACTGATACTGTAATATATACTTCTGAAACTACTGAAGGATCAGTTAGTTTAGAAACTAGCTCAGATCCTGATGGTAAAGTAGGAGACGCAATTAACAGTACATTATTAAATGCTAACTCAGGCAACGCAGTGCTTGTAATGCCTACAGGAATTTCAATTGCCGGCGTAAGCTACGCTTAATAAAAATAAAAACATGATACAATATTTAGTATTTCCTAACGGAACAGCAAGTACTTCTTTACAGAAAGACGTAATAGTAAACTGGAGCAACGTCAAATATATGAAAATTGACGGAGTAGAATTAGTTTTAGAATTAAACAACGGTGGTAGCATAAGATTATCAATTACAAATTTTGGATCAGGACTAGATGCTGCCGTACATGTAATGGAAACAATACAAGATTTAGTAAAATCAAATCCTAATGGTAAGGTCTTAAAAGTAAAACCTGATTTCTTCAAACAATGGGGAATGGTCGATATTGTGTACACAGCTCCTAGTACTGGTTCAGGTGTTACATCTATTGTAGCAGGAACAAATGTAACAATAAATCCAGTTGGTGGAACAGGAAATGTTACTGTAAATGCTCTTAGTGAATTATTAACTCGGATTGATGCTGATGACACAATCATACTTGGTTCATCACCAACTAATTCTGGTGGAAACAACACAAGTTTGGGCTCTGAGGCAATGCAATCAATCTCATCAAGCGCTGACTCAAACGTAGCTGTAGGAGCTAATGCTTTAAAAAATTGTAATAGTGATGATAATATTGCTATCGGCTACAACGCATTAACAGCACATGTAGACGGTAATAGAAACATAGCTATAGGTTACGATTGTATGGAACTATCAGGAGATTCAGAAGGCGCTTCAAATAGTAATAATACTTTTGTAGGTGGTCAGTCTGGTCAAGATATAGATGAAGGCTGTAATGATAATGTGGGTATTGGTAGAAGTGCTCTTGGAAACCTAGGTTCTGGTGGTACAGTGGGTAGTCAAAATACAGCTTTAGGTACTAGCGCAGGTAGTAATTTGTCAGGAGCAGCTACTAATAATACTTTTGTAGGTTATGATGCAGAACCTACTGCGTCTTCTGTTAGTAATGAGTTTGTATTAGGTAACTCTTCCGTAGGAGTTTTAAGATGTCAACAAACTACAATAACAGCATTGTCAGATGAAAGAGATAAAACAAGTATTGAAGATTTACCATATGGTCTTGATTTTGTAGATTCATTAAAACCTAAAAGATTTGTTTGGGACAATAGAGCTGAAACAAGATTTGTTGATGATGAAGAAGGGAAAAACTTGGTAGAAGAAGAATACTTTAGCGCAAACAAAGGTAAAAAAGATATAGGGTTTATTGCTCAAGAACTACAAACTGTAGATGATGAGTTTTTAAATTTAGTATATGATTCAAATCCTGAAAAATTAGAAGCTAGTTATGGTAAGCTTATACCAGTATTAGTAAAAGCTATACAAGAATTAAAAGTTCAACTAGATAATAAACAAGATAAATAATGGCAAGAATAATAGCATATCCTAACGCAACCAATGTAAATGTAGATGATTGCTTAATAGGTACACAAAAAGATCAAACTGGATCTTATTCTAGTAATCCAACTAAAAACTTTTCAGTTGGTAGCGTTGTATCAGCAGGACTTGGTTATACATGTTATGTAGCTTTAATATCTCAAAGTGGTATAAATAGTCCAACAGATATTGTGCTACAAAACAATACTACAAGTACATTTACATGGCGTAGATTAGGTAGTGGATCGTATGAAGTTGAGTCTAGTGTTGATTTAAAATTTACAGGAGATAAAACAATAGTATTTATAAATTATGGTGATCCAGGTTCTGACGGACTGCCTCCTAAGTGGAGTATAATATCGGATACTAAAATAGGAGTAACAACACAAGATGAAACAGGTGTTTTAGACGATGGTATTTTAAGGAGTGGAGCTTTTGAAATAAGAGTATATAATTAACATGGCAATAGTATACACGTTTCCTAAAGTAGCAGGCTCTGACTTAGTAGCTAATGATTTATTATTACTTAGTAAAATGAATCAAGCTGGTAGACCAACCAGAAGCGTTAGATTAGAAGATTTAGCAAATTATATAGCTCCAGCAGTAGTTCCTATAATTGGTGGTCCTTTTCTACCTTTAACAGCAGGATCAACCGTACCATTAACTGGAGATTTATATTTAGCGCCAACTGGAGTAGGACCAAGTGTAGGTAGTAGAAATCTAGTATTTAGAGGTGTTGATGATTTAGGCACTGAATTAGATGGTGCTAGAATATTTACAACTGATAGTATTATAAATCCTAGCGGTCAAGATCTTTTCTTTCAAACAGCAGATGACGCAGGTACTTTGCGAACAGGTTTATACATAGATGCTTTTCAACAAATAGCAATCGCTAAAAGTCCAGCTACTGCTCAACTTGATGTAGGTGGTAGTTTAAATATTGATGGTATTGCTTTATTTCAAAATAGATTAGCATTAGAAGATGCCACTAATTCAAATCAAGGACTTAGATTTACTCATCCAGCTGGAGCCTTGTCAGGTGTAGTAAACATGTATTACGATGGCGTGAATCAGTTTGCAAGATTTGTAATATCCAGAAATGCAACCGGTGGTGCTGAAATAGAAATAGAAAATACGGGTGATATAAATTTAAATCGAACTGGTAATGGAAATCTACTTGTTGGTGGTGAAGTTACTTTCGATGATTATGGATCAGGAAGTGTTACAGGTACAGCTACATATAATTTAGCAGTTGACTCAACTGGTAAAGTAATAGAACAACCTTTATCTATAACATTAATAAACGGGTTAATAAATAACTTAGCATCAGCGGGATCTGGAGGTTATGATTTTATGGAATGGGTATCAAATGTAACTTCAACTACACAGATACCAGTTATGAAAACACCTAGAAATATTACATTAAAATCTATGTCCTATTCTTGGATGGGTGATACTCCTTTAGTAATAGGTGCTGGTGAACAAATAGAATTTACAATGGGTACTATACCATCTGGTGTTAATCCTATAATAGCTAATTATACAGCATCTGCTTTTCTTTTTGATTTAACTAGTGCTGATAATGGTACTTATGCAAATGATGTAATAACAGGGTTTTCTATTCCTTTTAGCGCTGGAGATGTTATTGCAGTTGTAGGTCAAGAAACAGGATCTATAACACCTAACACTGGTGAATTAAGTCTATCATTTGAATTTGAAATAAGTTAAAAAAGTAAAAATTAAGAAAAATAAGTAATAATAGACATATACCTGCTCGGTTAAGAGCGTAAACCAAATATAAACTTAAAACCTAAAACTATGACGTTTTATTACCAGACTAGATCGTGGAATAGTCAACCACAAATTTCAGAAGAAACCATTAACCTTTGGAAACATCTCGCAGATAAAAAAAACTGGCGAATAACCCAATTACCTAACGGTTTTTATCAAACTGAATACCAAGATCCAAATGAAGATACTTGGCACGATGTTACAAGACGTGAAACTATTGAAGGAGCAGAAAGCGCTATTGACGGATCAGTAGAGCATTATGCTAAAAAAGTAGATTTCTTAAAAGGTCCTAAAGTCGTGAAAACCTTTGAATAAATAATAATTAAATTAAATTAAATTAAATGATAGTTAAAAATTTGAACTTTGGTGACGAAGCCAGAGACGAAGTATTTAAAGGTATAACAAAACTTACACAAGCTGTTAGCTCCACACTTGGAGCTAGCGGTAAGTGTGTTTTACTGGAAGATGCAAATGGTAATCCTATTATTACTAAAGACGGTGTTACTGTAGCAAATTCTATAGTTTTGTTAGATCCTGTAGAAAACATGGGTGCAACTCTATTAAAAGAAGCTGCACGTAAAACAGTTCAACAAGCTGGTGATGGCACTACCACAGCTACTATATTAGCACATGCTATATTAGAAGAAGCTTATAAAGTTGTTGATAAAACTAATTCAAGAAGTTTAAAACAAGAAATAAACAGCGCTGTTGAAAAAGTTATAAAATATTTAGAATCTATATCTGTTTCAGTAGAAGGAGATATGATTGATAACATTGCTACTATATCTACAAACAACGATCCAGAACTAGGTAAGTTAATTGCAGATGCATTTAGATCTGTAGATCTTACTGGTGTAGTAATGATGGAGCCTTCTGCTGTTGGTAAAACAGAGATAAAAATTGTTGAAGGCGCACAATATGATAAAGGTTTGACAAATAGACATTTTATTACAAATGTTGAAAGTCAATCAGCGGAGTTAGATAATCCGTTAGTACTGTTAGTTGAATCCAAAGTTGACTCAATAAGACAAGTTCAAACAGTGCTAGAGTACGTTATAAAAAACAATAAACCTTTGCTTATTATAGGCGATTTAGAAAAAGGTGTTTTATCGGCTCTAGCTATGAACAAAATAAAAGGTAACATTAAAATAAATGTAATTGATGCACCTACATTTGGTGTTAATAGAAAACAATTACTTGATGATTTATCTTTGTTAACAGGCGCTACAATTATAAATGAAGATCTAGGTGATGATTTAGATTTAATTAAAGTTGAATACTTAGGTAAATGTGTAAAAAGTATTACAACAGATAATGAAACTATAATACAAGTAAATGAAACTTCTAATCAAGTTAAAGAAGTTATTCATGAAATTAAAAATAAATTAACTAAAAAAAATACAGCAAACGAAGTAGTTAGGTTAGAAAAAAGACTAGCTATGTTAGCTGCAAAAATAGCAATAGTAAAAATAGGCGCTAACTCTGATATTGAATTGAAAGAAAAACAAGATAGAGTTGAAGACGCTATATGTGCTACTAAAGCTGCAATAAAAGAAGGTATAGTTCCAGGTGGTGGTATAGCTTTACTTAATGCAGCATCAAATATAGATCATAAAGGTTTGGGCGAAGAAGTACTGTTTAAAGCGATACATGCTCCATATGAAACGATACTAGAAAATGCTGGTATTAAAAATGATATACCAATAGTTGTAGAAGGCCATGGTATTGACGTTGTTACAGGAAATATGGTAAAAATGATTAACAGTGGTATTATTGATCCATTGTTAGTAACTAAAAGCGCTCTTCAAAATGCAGCTTCAGTAGCTACTACTATTTTATCAACTGATTGTGTAATTAATAATATTAGAATTAATGAAAGCAGTAGGTAAAAATTTAATAATAGAACAAGTAAGAGAAGGTACTACTAAAACTAAAGGTGGTTTACTTCTTGCAGAAAATCAAAGAGAAGATATTAGATATATAGAAGCTGTAATAATATCTGTTGGTGATGAAGTAAAAGGATTAATAAAAAATGATACTATATTTTATGATAGACACGCTGGTCATAAAATAGAAATAGATAAAAAATCATATAGAGTTATTAAAGCTCAAGACATAGTTGTAGTCTTATGAAATTAAATGCTAGTGACATTAAAGATTTAAATTTAATGAAACATTATAGAATAATTCGTAAATGGGCTTGTAAAAACAATGACTTAACTGATAGTGATTTAGAATTATTAATATACCTGGATTGTATTGATTTATTTACAATAAAAGATTTTAAAGCTGGTACATACACATACAGTTGGAATAATAGACGTTGGAATAAATTAATACAAAACGATTGGATAGTTGTATGGCGTAAAAGAAATAGAACTACACAAAAATATAATATATATAAAGTTTCATTTAAAGGTAAACAATTAATAAAACGTATATATAGAATAATGCTAGGTCAAGAAGATATAAATGTAGCTAGTAGAAATAAAATAATAGCTGGAACATCATATATGGATAAAGTAATGACGAAAGCTATTTATAACTTAAACAAAGATAAAACAAGATAATTATGGGAACAGGCAAAATGAAAAAAATGTCAAGACAACAGCAAAAAGCAGTTGGAGCCTCAATGAATGAAGCTGCTGGTAAAATGCTAAGTCCATTAGATTTTGGAGCAATTGGATCTATAGCCTCCATGTTTGGTTCAATGGGCAATAACCCCAGTATAAATTCGTTAACTAATGCTAATGCTCTAGCCGCGCAACAAGCTGCAGCGGGTCAAGCTAATTTAGCAATGCAAGCAGCTGCGCAACCTGCAGGCAGCGGTATGGTGATGGATGCTAGTATGCCTACATTTGATCCATCAGCACAAATGGCTGGTATGGGTGTTTTTGGTGCAAGAGGTGCTAGAAATAGATCTTTATTTCCTTCAGCTATAATGGCTCATAAAGACGAGCAAGTAAAAGCTAAAAAAGATAGAATAGAAGAAATAAGAGCAGATTACGAAGAAGAAAGAAAAGAAGGGGATTTTTATGAAGATGAAGAGTATTCAAAGTTAATGCAAGAATTAAAAGAAATAGAAAAAGAACACAAAAAACAATAATTATGTCAGAACATAAAAGTATAATACACGATCCACATGCAGAAAAGATGGGGAAAGGTAAAGTTGGTATAGTTGGTGAGTCGCATATATGGGACGGACCATTAAGTCAAAGAGGTAGATTACACGGTATGGGTTCTAGTTCTGGAATAACTGGTATGCATTTAAAAACAGATGGTGTACCTTATTCTTCACAACCTGTAACAGTAAGATGCTGCGAACATAAACAAAAATAAAAATCATGTACACACAATACGGAAGTCCATTTTTTAAAGCTGGAAAAGGCTGCGCTAAATCTGAAGGAGGTTCAGGTTGTATCGTTAAAAGAGGTGGCAAATGGGCAATTTTAAATAATAAAAAAGGTGGTATTTGGAGAGAAGGTTTTAACTCTGAAAGTGAAGCTGAAAAAGCACTAGCTGCATACCACGCTAATAGCTAATGAATTTTTCAGAAAAATTTTGCGGAAACTCTCCTTTCAAAAACGTTGAAAAACCAGTTAAAACTAAAATAAAAACAGAGGAGCCAAAAGAAACTTCTATGCTAGAAACTCCTATGTCAGAATCTGAGAAAAAACTTATGCACGCTACTCAATCTAAGACTGATAAATCTATTAGAGAACAAGAATATCCTGGTAAAGTAGGTGTCATAATAGGTGAGGGCGCTCCTGAAATGTCACCTCTTGAAGCTGGTGGTTATGAGGGCGCTGCAGATGTTGTAGGCGCTGCTACTTATATTCCAACAGCTCATATGTATACCGACATGTTTAATAAAATTGGGAAAGCTGCTATGGATATTGAATCTAATATAAAAGGTAAAGAAAAATCTGACGAAATGAACAAGTGGTTAGCAGATAATCCTGGATTTGGTCCAGAGACTCCTGAATATAAAAACAAATATACACAGATATACGGTAAACCACCAAAAGATAATACTAAATACACAAAAAATAACGACGGAACATATTCCAAAATAATTTAAATAATGGGACATAAAGGACATTGGGGCGAATATACTGGTAACGCTAAATGGTCAAGAGACCACGCCCACACAAAAGTTACAAGCAAAAATTATGATGACGCTGTAAAAGACGACGCGGCACATATAGACTATTTAAAAAGAGATATTGATTATGATAACAAGCATGGTCATAGCGATGAAAACATGACTGCTGATGAAAAACATATTTCAAAACTAGCAGGTGATATGAAGTATGACAAAGAGCATCATTCACCAAACAAACTTGACAAACCAATTGGTGAGCATTATGACGGTAATTTAGAAATGGAAGCTGTACATAGTAGTCAAACACATCATGGTCAAAATAAAAGATACCCGGGCCATACTCCTGAAAGACGAAAAGAAATATTTGCTGCAGAAAAAAAAGCAGCTCCTGAAATGAGTGCTTTACATAAAGATGCTATAGATCCAAGAGAAGATGAAGATAGTTATGAATATGACTATGATTTTGCAGCTGATAAAAAAGCGGCAAGAAAAAACAAAAAATAAATAACAACAATTAAAACTAAAAATATGCCTTACAACAATAGCAAAGGACCAAACATGGAGTCCGCTAAACAAGAAAGAAAGGATCTACTTAGAGACAACCCTGTAGTAAGGGATATGGATAGTAGTAGACCGTGGATGTCAAAACATTTTAAATCATCAATGTCTCCATTAAAAGACGGACATGATTCACCAGCTGAAAAAGCATTAAAAGGTGATCAAGGAAAATTAAACCCAGGTTTAAGAGCAGCTATTGAAGCAGCTCCTGAAATGGGATATGGTATGGAAATGAGAGACGGTATGGAAATGGGTCATGAAGGTTCACCAGTGGACAAACACTGCATGGGTCCTAGAATGGAAACTCCTGCAATGAATAAAGAAGACAAGGAAAAAGAAGAACTACAAACAGGTAGACCCAACCCTAATTCAAAAGAAGACAAAGAAGTTCAAGCAATGAATTTTCCACAACCTCCAAAACCTACACCACCACCACCACCAGCTGGATTTTTTGGAAAAAAATTAGAAAAGAAAATTAAGAAAAAAGTATAACAGTAGAGAGCTGTATTAAAACTCAAAACCAATTAAACATTAACAAAAACAAAAACAATTATTATGGCAAAATGGATAAATTTTCCGGTAGTTAACGGATTTGATAACTCAGGAGCTGTACCAGCAGAAAATGGAGACAACTTATTACTAGCTGACTCTATAATTTCTATTGCTGTTGCAGAAAATGGCGCAGGAGATGCAGTATCTGGAGCTTTAACACTAGTAGGTGGTTTAACTTGTACAGTTCTTATTGGACTAAACGCAGACGCTTCAGACCCTGGAGCTGCAGCAGCTAAACCAAGTTCAACTGGTTATATTGATAGATTTAAAAGCGCTATCAATAGAGCTATTACAGCTAACCCAGGAGGAGTAAAGTCTACGGTATCATTACCACAAGACACAGTTCCTAAAGCATCTTATGAGCAAGATAAAACTGTTTATTTTAAATCATTTAAGGTAGCATAATTATGAAACCTAGAGGACTAGGGGACACAATTGAAAACTTCACCAAAGCCACAGGTATCAAAAAGCTAGCAGACATGATACCAGGTGGCTGTGGTTGTAGTAAACGTAGAGACGCGTTAAATAAAGTATTTTCTTATAAAAAATAATTATGGCTTTTAAATTAACAAACCCACCATATAAAATAGACAATACTCCGGTATATCATGTAGATATGGAAGACGATGTAATGGGTAAAGCTAATAATAATTTAACAATTATCATAAACAAAGATGTTGATCCATCAAGAACACAAGATGTTATTGATCATGAAATGGTTCATATAGATCAAATGAAAAGAGGTGATTTAAATTATGATAATGAAAATGTATATTGGAAAGGTAAAATCTACCCAAGAAGTAAAATGAAAGAGGGCGCTAAAAATCTTCCTTGGGAAGCAGAAGCGTATAAAAAAGCATGAGTAAAAAGAAATTTTCAGAAACTAAAGTCGGTCAGTTTCTTGCAAAATCTGCACCAGGAATTTTAGGTACAGTTGGTGATATATTACCAGACAACGGTGTTTTAGGCGTTGTTAAAAATCTTATATCAAAAGAAGAATCATTACCGGCTGAAGATAAAGAAAAAGCAATGAAGCTTTTAGAACTAGACATAATAGAAATGCAAGAAGTATCTAAGCGCTGGAGCAGTGATATGAAGTCAGATAGTTGGCTTAGTAAAAATACACGTCCAATGTCTTTAATATTTTTAACCATATCTATGGTTTTATTAATATTATTAGATAGTTTTGATTGGAGCTTTACTGTATCAACTGGATGGGTTGATTTATTGCAAACACTATTGGTTACAGTATATGTAGCTTATTTCGGTTCTCGTGGAGCTGAAAAATTCCAAACAATAAAAAATAAAAAATAAAATGACAGCATTTAATAAAGCAATTCCCGTATTAGTAAGTGATACGATAAATATTCCACAACCTGGATCTTATCAAAGCGGCGCGAGTAGTACTGGTGGCGCAACCTTGACTGGACCAGTTACTGCTAAATATTTAGGTACTTTTAACCCTGCTCAAACAGGTTATAGTGCTAAAGTAGCAATAGGAGACGTAGTATATGTTGATGACAACACAACAAATCGTCCAGCATTTATAACACAAGTAACAGATGTTGTAAGTGATAATGTTTTAACAGTAGACCCACCTGTTGGAGGTATAGCAGCTCCATATAATTTTAAAATATATAGAAGCAATGGAGCATTAGCCAACAACTTACAAGGTAATCCTGGATATGGTTTAGTTGGTCCTTTTGCAACTAGTACTATTATTAACTGTATACCTGCGGGTCAAGAAGATCCTGTATTTATAAAACCTAATGATACTTCTGATTTATCATTAGAAAATATGAGAATACAAAGAGTTTTTGATACTGGTACGGTTAATTTAGACGCGTATGGTTTAATAGCTATTGAACCAGAAAGCTAAATTATTATAAAAGCGTGTAATTATACACTTAAGTAATTAAATTAAATTTAAATAAAATGAAAAAAATAACTGATGATCAGTTGAAAAAAATAACTGATCAACAACAGCAATTGTCTCGTTTATTAAATAATATAGGCGTGCTAGAAATACAAAAACATAACATTGCTAGTGAAGTTAAAATTCTTAGCGGTGATATAGAACAAACTAAAAAAGAATTAGAAGAAGAATACGGTTCTGTTAATATTAATTTAGAAACAGGTGAAATAACACCTATTGAAGAAAGTAATGAATAATATTAGAAAGATAAGTATTGGTTCTGACTATAAAAATGATGCAATGCATTATTCTATTGGTCAACAAGTATATGGTGGTCATGAAATATCACATATTTTATTAGAACCTTCGGATAATTCTTATAATATTTTTATAAAGAAGAACAATGAGATATTACCATGGAAAAAGTTTAATTCTAACATGGCTATATCTATTGAGTATGATTTAGAGTATTAATGAAAAGTTTATATGATTTTATTGTAGAACCTTTAGGTGATAAATACAATAATGAAATAAAAGTAGGTGATAAAAAGCTTATTGTTAATACTAAAATAGAGTCATGGACTTTTGTAAATAGATTAGCTAAAGTAATTGAAACGCCTTTAGCTTTTAAAACAAAAATAAAAAAAGGTGATACTATAGTAATACATCAAAATGTATTTAGAACTTTTTACAACATGCAGGGTAAAAAGAAAGTTAGTAGATCTTGGTTTAAAAATAATCTTTATTTTGTTGGTTTAGATCAAATATATTTATATAAAAACAAAGATGATTGGCATACATTTGCTAATCGATGTTTTATACAACCTATAAAAGACAAAAACAATTTAACAATAAATAAAGAACAAAAACTAAAAGGTATATTAAAATACGGTAATAGTAATTTAAATAATCTTAATATAAACGAAGGAGATTTAGTAGGATTTAAACCTAATAGAAATTGGCAGTTTTTAATTGATGGAAAACGTTTATATTGCATGGAATCAAATGATATTGTAATTAAATATGAGCACAAAGGAAACGAAGAAGAATATAATCCAAGCTGGGCAAGTAGCAGTAAAAGAGTTGATCAAAGTTGCTAAAGAACCTATAATAGATTATGGTCCAGATATTTCCGCAGATAGACTTAAAAATGCTGCAGCTACAAAAAAATTAGCAATATTTGATGCGTTTGAAATACTTAATCGTATTGAAGAAGAAAAAAACATGTTAGAAGATAAACCTAAGGTTGAAGAAAAAAAGAAAACAAGTTTTAAAGGTTTTGCAGAAGGGAGGTCTAAATAATGTATAAGCAAGAATTATATACAATATTAAAAGATTATATAACTCCTAGTACTCTTAAAAAATATAATAAAAATAAAAAATGGGAGTACGGTTATAATGAACAACATGACATGGTTGTTATTAGTAAAGATGGCACAATAGGTGATGTATATGAAATACAAAATCTTAAAATAGCTTTACCTCAACAAAAAAATATATATAAATTTAAAGAAAACACTTGGAGTAAATTTACATATCCTAAAGTATTAACTAAAATAAAAAGTGTTTTTGATTTTAAACAATATCCAGAAGATTTTAAAGAAAGATGGTATGATTACATTGATAATGAATTTACCCTTAGGGAAGAAGGTTTTTGGTTTTATAACCAAAATATTCCTACTTACCTTACTGGTACTCATTACATGTACTTGCAGTGGTCTAAAATTGATGTCGGGGCACCAGACTTTCGGGAATCAAATAGATTATTCTTTATTTTCTGGGAAGCTTGTAAGGCAGATTCACGATCCTATGGGATGTGTTACCTTAAGAACAGACGTTCTGGGTTCTCATTTATGGCTTCAGGAGAGGTGGTTAACTTGGCAACCATATCAAGTGACTCTAGGTATGGTATATTATCCAAGTCTGGACCTGATGCCAAGAAGATGTTCACAGATAAGGTGGTACCCATATCGGTTAATTACCCCTTCTTTTTCAAACCGACCCAGGATGGAATGGACCGCCCAAAGACCGAGCTTGCCTACCGTGTCCCTGCCACCAAATACACCCGTCGTAAACTCACCGCCTCCGCTGACGAAACCTTACAAGACGAATTACAGGGTCTTGACACCACCATCGACTGGAAAAACACCGGTGATAACTCCTACGATGGGGAGAAACTCAAACTCCTCGTCCACGACGAATCCGGTAAATGGGAGAAGCCGAACAATATTCTCAACAACTGGAGGGTCACGAAAACGACATTAAGATTAGGTAGTAAAATAATTGGTAAATGTATGATGGGTTCAACAAGTAACTCATTAGATAAAGGTGGTAGAAACTTTAAAAAATTATATGATGACTCAGATGTTACAAAGAGAAACAGCAACGGACAGACTCGCTCAGGATTATATAGTTTGTTCATACCTATGGAATGGAACTACGAGGGATACATTGATTCTTATGGACTACCTGTATTCGATACACCGAAAAAACCAGTTAAAGATACCCAAGGTTCTTTAATAAAACAAGGTGTTATAGAATATTGGGATAATGAAGTAGAAGGTTTAAAAGGTGATCAAGACGGATTAAATGAATTTTATCGACAATTTCCTCGTACAACAAAACATGCATTTAGAGATGAATCTAAAGAGTCATTATTTAATTTAACAAAAATATATGAACAAATAGATTTTAATGAAGATTTAAAAAACACTATAAATGTAACTAAAGGTAATTTTCAGTGGGAAAATGGTCAAAAAGATACTAAAGTAATATTTATTCCTAACAATAACGGAAGATTTTATATTACATGGATACCCGATATATCTTTACAAAATAAAAGATATAATAAAAATGGTATAAATTATCCTGGTAATGAGCATATGGGTGCATTTGGTTGTGATCCATATGATATATCAGGAACTGTAGATAAAAGAGGTTCTAATGGATCTTTACACGGTTTAACTAAATTTAGCATGGATAATCATCCACCTAATCATTTTTTTTTAGAATATATAGCTAGACCTCAAACAGCTGAAATATTTTTTGAAGATGTATTAATGGCTTGTGTGTTTTATGGAATGCCGATACTTGCGGAAAATAATAAACCAAGATTATTATATTATTTTAAAAAACGAGGTTATAGGGGTTTTGCAATGAACAGACCTGATAAAAAAAGAAATAAACTATCTGTAACAGAAAGAGAAATAGGTGGTATACCTAATTCTAGTGAAGATATAAAGCAAGCTCATGCTGCAGCTATTGAAACATACATAGAACATTTTGTAGGTTTAAAAGAATCTGGTTACGGTGATATGTATCTTCAAAGAACATTAGAAGATTGGGCAAAATTTAATATAAACAATAGAACAACTCATGATGCATCCATTAGTTCTGGTTTAGCTTTAATGGCTTGTAATAAACACAGGTATTCACCATCAGTTAAAAGAGAATTAAAAGCAGTTGATTTAGGTATAAAAAAATATAATAATCAAGGAGCTACATCAAAAATTATAGATTAAATGAATATATATACTAATACTAACAGTCCTTTTCCAAGTCAAGTAGTAAGTGACGCAGAAAAAGCGAGTTGGGAATATGGTTCTCAAGTAGCGCAAGCTATTGAACAAGAGTGGTTTTCGCAAGGAAGGACTAGTGGTAATAGATACTTAACAAATTGGAATAATTTTCACCAGTTAAGATCATATGCTAGAGGTGAGCAATCAATACAAAAATATAAAGATGAATTAGCTATAAATGGAGATTTATCATATTTAAATTTAGACTGGAAACCTGTTGCTATATTATCTAAATTTGTAGACATAGTTGTTAACGGTATATCATCAAAAACATATGATATAAAAGCTTATGCTCAAGATCCTGAATCAATAAAAAAGCGAACCAACTATGCTTCTAAAATTTATGAAGACATGTTGTCTCAAGAATATTTAGATACTTTAAATCAAACATTAGGTATAGATTTATACCAAGCTCCTAATAAAGATATAGTTCCAGAAACTACAGAAGAATTAGAGCTACATATGCAATTATCTTATAAGCAAAGTGTAGAAATAGCAGAAGAAGAAGCTATATCTAGCGTGTTAGCACAAAATAAATATGATTTAACTAGACGTAGATTAAACATGGACTTAGTTACATGTGGTATTGCGGCAGCTAAAACTAGCTTTAATACCGCTGAAGGTATAACAGTAGATTATGTTGATCCAGCTTATATGGTTTATTCTTATACAGAAGATCCTAACTTTGAAGATATTTACTATGTAGGTGAATTAAAAGCAATTACTATACCTGAGCTTAAAAAAGAATTTCCTAATATATCTGAAGAAGAATTAAAAAGAATACAAGCTATGCCAGGTAATAGATCTTATATTACTGGTTGGGGCGATTATGATGCTAATACTGTACAGGTTTTATATTTTGATTATAAAACTTATCATAATCAGGTTTTTAAAATTAAACAAACAGATCAAGGTTTAATAAAGGCTATTGAAAAGCCAGATACATTTAATCCACCAGAAAGCGAAATGTTTGAAAGAGTTGGTAGATCTATTGAAGTATTATATAGTGGTGCTAAAGTTTTAGGTACAGATACATTGTTAAAATGGGAATTAGCTGAAAACATGTCTAGACCTCTAGCTGATACTACTAAAGTAAAAATGAATTATGCTATATGTGCACCAAGAATTTATAAAGGTAGAATAGAATCTTTAGTAAGTAAATGTACTGGTTTTGCTGATATGATTCAATTAACACATTTGAAATTACAACAAGTAATATCTCGTATGGTTCCAGATGGTGTGTATTTAGATATGGACGGCTTAGCTGAAGTTGATTTAGGTAATGGAACTAATTATAATCCAGCTGAAGCATTAAACATGTATTTTCAAACTGGTAGTATTGTAGGTAGATCACTTACGCAAGAAGGTGATATGAATCCTGGAAAAGTTCCAATACAAGAATTACAATCAGGAACTGGTCAAGGTAAAATACAAAGCTTAATAAGCACTTACCAATATTATTTACAGATGATTAGAGACGTGACTGGACTAAATGAAGCTAGAGATGGTAGTTTACCAGATCGTAACACGCTTGTAGGATTACAGAAGCTAGCCGCTAATGCATCCAATGTAGCAACTAGGCATATTACACAGTCTAGCCTATATTTAACGCTTAAATTAGCAGAAAACGTTAGTTTAAAAGTAGCAGATGCTTTGGAATTTCCATTAACAAAAGCATCTTTACAAAACTCTATATCTACTTATAATATTAGAACATTAGCTGAAGTTGTAAATCTTAATTTACATGATTTCGGTATATTCTTAGAATTAGAACCAGATGAAGAAGAAAAACAACAATTAGAAGCAAATATTCAAATTGCTTTACAAGCTGGTAACATAGATGTTGAAGATGCTATTGATTTAAGACAAATAAAAAATCTTAAATTAGCTAATCAAATGTTAAAAGTTAAACGTAAAGAAAAAGAAAAACAAGACCAACTTAATCAACAAGCTAATATAGCAGCGCAAAGTGAAGCTCAAGCTTCAGCCGCAGAAAAAACAGCTATGGCTGAAGTACAAAAACAACAAGCTATATCAGGTTCTAATGTAGAATATGAAAAAGCTAAAAGTGAATTTGAAAAAGATCGTATGCAATTGCAAGCTCAACTTGATCAACAAAAGATGATGATGCAGCATAGAAACGATATGGAGTTAGCAAAACTGCAAGAGTCTAGTGTTACTACTAGAGAAAAACAAAGAGAAAATCGTAAAGACGAGAGAATAAAAATGGAAGGTACTCAACAAAGTAAAATGATTGCTCAAAGAAAAAATGACAGTAATCCTATCAACTTTGGACTAGAAGGCCAAGCATTAGCTAGTGCTCAACCTTCCGTATAGTAATAACTATTTAATTATATTATATTATGTCAGAAAAACAAGCAGCCGTAGAGGCAAAGCAAGAAGGTGAATTTACTTTAAAAGGTAAATCAAAACCTAAAAAACCAAAACAACTTAATAAAAAAGAGGAAATAACAAAGGTTAATTTAAAAGAACCTTTAATAAATACAGAACCTGAAGTAAAAAAAGTTGTAATTAAAAATGAAGATTTAAAACCAGAAGAAAATGCCATTCAAATCGGAGAAACAAAGGAGATACCTGTGGGCGAACCATCCGGAGATAGCGCAAAGGTGGGAGAACCTGTACAAGAGTCCAACGAGACTACTGAAGGGTTTTCTCCGATCCAAGAAGTTACAGAAAAAGAAGTAGAACAAGTTAAAGCTGAAATTAAAGAAGCTAAAAGAGATGAAAAAGTATTAGGTAAGCAATTACCTGAAAATGTAGAAAAGCTTGTAAACTTTATGGAAGACACTGGTGGAACTGTAGAAGACTATGTAAGATTAAATGCAGATTATAACAACATAGATGAAACAGTTTTATTAAAAGAATATTATAAAAAAAATAAACCTCATTTAGACTCAGATGATATAAATCTTATTTTAGAAGATTATCAATGGGACGAAGATATACATGAGGAAAAAGAAATACGAAAGAAAAAATTAGCTTTTAAAGAAGAAGTTGCAAAGGCTAGAACTTATTTAGATGAGTTAAAAGGTAAATACTATGATGAAATTAAATTACGTCCTGGTGTTACGCAAGAGCAACAAAAAGCAATGGATTTTTTTAATCGTTACAATAAACAGCAAGAACAGGCGGAGCAAATGCACACGGAGTTTAAACAGCGTACTCAACAATTATTTGACCAAAATTTCAAAGGTTTTGATTTTGAAGTCGGAGGTAAAAAGTACAAGTATAACATACAAAACCGAGAAGCAGTTGCAGAAAACCAATCCAACATAGAAAATCTGATAGGGAAGTTCCTAGACGCAGACGGAAATGTAGTAGACCCGAGCGGTTATCATAAAGCAATGTATGCTGCTGAAAACGTAGATAAAATCGCAACACATTTTTACGAACAAGGCAAAGCCGATGCAGTTAAAGACGTAGTCAAATCATCTAAAAATCTTTCTGATGTAAAAGCAAGAGAAGGTAATACAGGTGAAGTATTTGTCGGTGGCTTTAAAGTTAAATCTATTAGCGGTGCAGATTCTACAAAATTGAAAATCAAAACACGTAAGTTTAACTAATTAATTTAATAATTATGGGTACATTAAGTCCACAATTTGGGAGTTTAATACCGTCGCAAACGCAACAATTATTAGCAACAAACTATTTACAGTTTACTAATAATGGTGGTGGTGCAGGTATTCCCGCAAATTTCGCTGACTTCGCTCAGCAATACTTACCAGAGGTCTACGAACAAGAAGTAGAACGTTATGGAAACAGAACGTTATCTGGTTTTTTAAGAATGGTTGGTGCAGAAATGCCAATGACCTCAGATCAAGTAATCTGGTCTGAACAAAATAGATTACATATTGCATATAATGATGTTACTTTAGGTGCAGGTGCTGCTGCAAACTCTACAAACATTGCTGTTCCAGCTAACGCTGATATGGTAATGAGTGTAAACGATACTGTTGTAGTTTTAGATCCAGCTACTGGATTAGAAGCTAAATGTATCGTAACTGTAGTAAACGCTTTAGGCGCTGGTGGTGATGTAGATGTGCAATGTTTTGATCCTGTAACAGCATTAGTTGCTGGACAAGGATTCTCAGCTGCAGGTTGTAAAGTGTTTGTATACGGTTCTGCCTATACAAAAGGAACTTCAATTGGTGCTGGTGCTGGTAACTCAGCGGTTAGAACTAGTGTAGAGCCTAGCTTTACTCAGTTTTCTAATTCACCGATTATCATTAGAGATCAATATGTTGTATCAGGTTCTGATATGGCGCAAATTGGTTGGATTGAAATCGCAACTGAAGATGGTGCTTCTGGATACTTATGGTATTTAAAAGCTGAATCTGAAACTAGACTAAGATTTGAAGATTACCTAGAAATGGTATGTATAGAAGGCGAGCGTAATGCCGGTATTGCAACTGCAGGTTATGCTGCTGTTGATTTACCAGGTACGCAAGGTTTATTCTCTGCTATCGAAGAAAGAGGTAATGTTGAAGTTGGATTTGCTGCTGCAAGTGGTATTTCTGATTTTGATGAAATTCTTAGAAACTTAGATACTCAAGGAGCAATTGAAGAAAACATGCTTTTCTTACAAAGACAAACAGCTCTTGACTTTGATGATATGCTAGCTGGTATATCTGCAGGGTTTAACGGTGGTGTTGCTTATGGATTATTTGAAAATTCAGAAGAAATGGCACTTAACCTTGGATTCTCAGGATTCAGAAGAGGTTCTTATGATTTTTACAAAACTGATTGGAAATACTTAAATGACGCTTCTACAAGAGGTGGTATTGTAGGTATCAACTCAATCGAAGGTGTATTAATTCCAGCAGGAACTTCTACTGTTTATGATCAAATCCTAGGAACTAATATCCGAAGACCTTTCTTACACGTTAGATATAGAGCTTCTCAAGCTGACGATAGAAGAATGAAATCTTGGGTTACTGGTTCTGCAGGTGGTGCATTTACTTCAACTCTTGACGCAATGGAGGTTAACTTCCTTTCAGAAAGATGTTTAGTAACACAAGCTGCTAATAACTTTGTATTATTCAAAGGTATCTAGTATTTTTATAAGGTAAGGGCGCTTCGGCGCCCATATACCTTTAACTATTTAATTATATTATATTATGGCAAAAGAAAAAAAAGAGGTAGTAGTCGAAGAAACAATTGTTGAGACTAAACCTGTCAAAAAAGAAAAAAAGGTTGAAAAACCTATATGGGAAACTAAAGATAGAACTTATTATTTAAAAGGAACTAAAACTCCTTTAACTTTAACAATACCAGCAAAGCATACAAGAAAACATGCTTTATTATGGTTTGATGCTGAAAAACAAGCACAAAGAGAACTTAGATATGCAACTAACATGTCTAGTCCTTTAGTTGATGAACAAGTTGGAGAAGTTACTTTAGGACATATTACTTTTAGAGATGGTGTGCTTATGGTTCCTAAAAGTGATATATGTTTACAAAAAATGTTAAGTTTATATCACCCTTTAAGAAACAAACTATATTACGAGTGGAAACCAGCTGTTGTAGCTGAAGACGAACTTAGTACTATTGAATGGGAAATTGATGCTTTAAATGCTGCTAGACAAATTGATATTGATCATGCAGAAGCAATAATGAGAGTAGAAATCGGATCTAAAGTAAACACTATGAGCTCTAAAGAAATTAAAAGAGACTTGTTATTGTTTGCTAAAAGAAATCCTAAGTTATTTATACAACTAGCTAATGATGAAAATGTAATGTTAAGAAACATGGCGGTAAGAGCTCAAGAACTAGGCGTAATAAAGTTATCCCAAGATCAAAGAACATTTACATGGGGTTCAACTAATAGAAAGTTAATGAACGTTCCTTTTGATGAAAACCCATATTCAGCTTTCGCAGCTTATTTAAAAACTGACGAAGGTGTTGAAGTTTTTAAATCTATAGAGAAAAAACTTAATTAACAAGTGATAATAATATAGGGGGTGACATTAGTCACCTCTTTATTATAATAAAAAAAATATAAATGGCGGTAAATATAAATACAGTATACACAACAGTCTTGTACATTTTAAATAAAGAACAAAGAGGTTATATTCCACCAGCTGAATTTAATAGTTTAGCAACGCAAGCTCAAATAGAAATATTTGAATCATACTTTCCTGATGGCAATCAATTAAATAGAGCCACTCAACAAAACATACAAAATGATACTGAGTTCTTCAATATGTATCAAGACAATGCTTATAAACTTTATCCTTTTGAAAAAGAAGCTGCTTTTAATGTTGCTGATCCACTAGAACCAGATTCTTGGTCTTTAACAGCTAATAGAAACTTATATAGAGTAGGTGAAATAACAGCTACTTACAACAGTACAGGTCCTAATATTAATTCATTAGTAGACTTGCTAAGTAAAAAAGAATATCAAATAACTGAAAGATCTAAATTAACCGCAGCTACTCAAAATAATCCAATAGCTTATTTAACTAATAGAGCTGCTACAGCTACAGTTGATCCTATTTTAATTGTTAAAGTAAGTCCAATTCCAGATGCTTTAAATATTAACTGTGTGTTTTTACCACAAACTCCTAATTGGAATTTTTCAACAGGAACACTAGGTCAATATATTTATGATGCAGCTGGTTCAAAGAACTTTGAATTAGATATATCTGAACAAACAAATTTAATTATAAACATATTAAAGTATGCTGGAGTAGTAATAAAAGATCCTGAAGTAGTACAATTAGCAACTCAAGAAGCTGCTAAAGTTGAACAAAACGAAAAATCATAATGGCACAAATAACAGAAACAAACGCACAATATTATCAAGGCGCGCAAGGCTTTAGAGCTGATGGTGTTGTTGGAACTTATCCAGTAACATTTGATACAGGTTTAGTTTTTTATACTTCAGATCCTGCAGATATTGACTACGCTAGAAATAATTTTAAAGTATATACTAGTGCTACAGGTATGCCAGGAACATTTGGAGAAGTAGCTGGTGCCGCTGCATATTCAGTTGCTAATGATATTGTAACATTTGGAGCAATTCCACCAGTAGGAACTTATATAGTTATACAACTTAAAACTTTAGATGGTGGTAAATATGGTTTAACTCCAGCAGAAAAAGCTTATGGAGAAACTGTAGAAGATAATTATGGCGGTTACCAGTATGTCAAATTAAAAGATATTATAGATAACTTTATGGTTGGTTATGTAGGTGATGGTAAAATAATACAAACATGTAAAAAATCAGATGTTGTTTTCTTTGCTAAAAGAAGTTTGCAAGAATTTAGTTATGATACATTAAAAAGTATTAAATCATCAGAACTTACAATACCTGACTCATTATCATTAATTATACCTCAAGATTATGTTAACTATGTTAATATTTCTTGGATTGACAGATTAGGCGTAAAACATCCTATTTATCCTGCAAATAATTTAACTATTGATCCATATTACACTGATATACAAGATAACGTAGGTGTACCAACTCAAGATAACTTTGGTGAAAATTTAGAAGGTACTTCTATAACAGAAGAAAGATGGAAAAAAGCAAATCAAAGACTTATAAATGGAAGTTGGTATGCTGATTTTGAATGGTTTGGATATGCTAATCCAGATTTATGGAGTTTAAATGGACCTTGGAATTGGGGTAGACTATATGGTATTGATCCACAAAGAAGTAATTTTAACGGTTGGTTTGGTATTGATGAAAGAGAAAATAAATTTACTTTTTCAAGTAATTTATTAGGAAAATTAATTGTATTAGAATATATATCTGATGGTTTAGCATATGACTTAGATACTAAAGTACCAAAACTAGCTGAAGAAGCTATGTATAAAAGTATATTATATAACATTGTTTCAGTAAGAGCAAATCAACCAGAAGGAATAGTTCAAAGATATAAAAAAGATAGATATGCCGCGCTGCGTAACGCTAAAATAAGATTATCTAATATTAAATTAGAAGAGTTTACTCAAGTAATGCGAGGTAAATCTAAATGGATAAAACACTAAAATTTAATGGCAAAAGTTGTTAACACCTTTGTAAAAGGTAAATTAAATAAAGACTTAGATGCTCGTTTAGTACCAAACGGAGAATATAGAGACGCTAGAAATGTACAGATTAGTAAATCTGAAGGTCCTGATGTAGGTGAATTAGAAAATGTTTTAGGTAATGAAATAACTTCTTTAACTTGGTCTGGTGATACAAAATGTATTGGTTGGATAGTTGATGAAGCTAAAAGTTTTGCTTATTTGTTTTTAACCGATAATCAAGGTGAAGCTTACGATACAACAAAAGTACATCAGATAGTTCAATATAACGTAGCTACTGACACGGCGGTTGATTTAATATTTCCTGGTGGTACAAATTCTAGTTTTTTAAACTTTTCACAATTAAACCCTATATATGGTGTTAATATATTAGAAAATTTGCTATTTTGGACTGATAATCGTAATCAACCTAGAAAAATAAATATTGAAAGAGCAGTAGCTAATGCTAGATATTACCAAACAGAAGATCAAATATCTGTAGCTAAATATAGTCCATATCAACCATTTCAACTTTGGCAAGAAAGTGTAATATCTACTAATCCTTATCCATCAAATTACGAAACAACTATGAAAAATGTTACAGAGTTGTTTTTACCAGGCGGTGGTAGTGCGCAATGTGATGGTCCATGGGATGGTTCTGTAGGTGCTGAAAATATTAAAAACTTAGTAAATGGTTATCAAGTTAATCAAGAAATTTATTATGTAGATACTAATGGCGATATACAAAACACTGGTTCTCAAGTTTTAATTCCTATTACTATTACTAGTGCTACACTAGATGCAGTTGCTGCTGCGAGTCAAAATCAATTTAGTGATGATCCTCTTGTAAGACTTGGAACACCAACACCAGGTATGGTTGCAACCTGTCCTGGTGTGCCAGGTGCTATACCAGCAGGTACAACATTAGTTTCTATTACACCAGATCCAACACTAGGTATTGTTGATGTTTTTACTTTAAGTAATAATTTAGCCTTACCATTAGGAATTGGTGATGTGGTTACTTTTACGGGAAATAGAAATCCTAATGAACTTCTTGCAAATCCTGTATTAGGTGCCCCACTACCTAATAATACTAAATTAATATTTGCTACACCAAATCCTTATTATGATCCTAATTTTAGTGGTGATCCTGCTTTTTTAGATGATAAATTTGTAAGATTTAGTTATAGGTTTAGATACGATGATAATGAATATTCTATATTTGCTCCTTTTACACAACCAGCTTTTATTCCAGAACAAGATGGTTATTTCTTGTATCAAACAGGAGGTTTTCCTAGTCTTGTAAGAGATGACCAAGCTGATACTTATAGAAGTACAGTTGTTGAATTTATGCAAAATAAAGTAGAAGATATTAAATTGATAATGCCTTTACCTTTTTCTAAATTTCTTTTAAAAGATTATTTAAAATTAAAAGAAGTAGATATACTTTATAAAGAATCTGATGGTTTAGCAGTTAGAGTTTTAGATACTATACCTATAGAGGAATTAGAAAATTCAAGTGCAAGAGCTCAAGTAAATCCCGCAGTTGTAGCAAGTGATCAAATAACTTTAACCGCAGCAAGTATTAGAGGAACTATTAATGTAGGTGACATTATAACTAGTAAATCTATTGATACAGAAGTAACAGTGGTATCATTTGATTCTGCTACAAGTATTATAACAGCTAGTAGCGCAGTTTCATTACCTATATCTTCATATGTATTTATTGGTGATCAATATTCTTATGATTATAATTATGTTTCTAAAAAACCTATAAAAACTTTACCAGATAGTGAATTAACTAGAGTTTTTGATAAAATACCTGTTAAAGCTTTTTCTCAAGAAGTAGCAGGTAATAGAGTAATATATGGTAATTATTTAAACAAGCATACTCCACCAGAGTTTATAGATTACAATGTAAGTGTAAGTCAAAAATCTGTATTTGAAATAAGAGAAGGCACAGCTCAAGTAGATGGTAATCAAAATTTAACAGCAGGTAGTTTAGTGTTAACTGTTAAAAACTTTACACCATCACCAGGTGTAACAGATATTGAAGTAGGTGATGATATTTTAAATTCAAGTGGAACATTTTTAGCAAAAGTACAAGCTGTTGGAGTACCTGCTAGTCCTAATACAGAAGTTACTTTTGATAGACTTCCTGCAGGATTAACTAATCCTCAAATTTTTCTTGATAATCAATTACTAATATTTACTGATCCTGGAACAGTTAATCAAAGAACTAGTAGAGTAGAATATCCTAATCATTCATTAAAACAAAATAGAAATTATCAAATTGGTATAGTATTATCAGATAGATTTGGTAGACAATCATCAGTTATTCTTTCAAATAATAAAGAAGCTAAAGAAGCTGAAGGTTCAACATTTATAGGCGACACTATTTATTCATCTTATATAAGTTCAGGAACTAATAAGAAAACTTTTGCAGGTGAATCATTAAAAGTTTTATTTAATAATCCTATTGGTCCAACAGCAAATTCTAATTTTGCTTGGCCAGGTATATATAATGGTGATAACACAAGTGCTGATTATAATCCACTTGGCTGGTATTCTTATAAAATTGTAGTAAAACAAACAGAGCAAGAATATTACAATGTTTATTTACCAGGAATTATGGCTTCATATCCTGAAGATACAACATTAGAACTTGATAGTTCTTCTCATGTTGTTTTAATAAATGATAATATAAATAAAATACCAAGAGATTTAAATGAAGTTGGTCCTGAGCAAAAACAATTTAGAAGCTCAGTTAGATTATTTGGTAGAGTACAAAACACTACTAATCTTATAGATTATCAAGTTATAGCAGGAACTAATAGAATTAAATCTGAAGACATAGGTTTAGGTAATGAGCAGTATTACCCAGAAAGAACAGGTGATACAGCTAGTACTATATCTACTATGAACGATTTATTTGAATATAATCCTTTAAATCAACCTCAACCTAATCTTTTCCCTCAGTTTTATCAATTTGACTCTAATCCTCTTATTGCTAGAATAAGTACTCAAAATGAAATAGGTCAACCAGCTGAAACTAACTATTTTCCAGCATCGGCACAAGTTCCTACAGATCAAGATAATGTAGGTGCTGCAACTCCTTTAGAAATATCCAGTGTTGCAGGAACTCCTTTACCCGGTATGTTAGTTCAAGGTACAACTATACCAGAAAACACTTATGTTAATGCGTATACTCAAGTTGCAGCTCCAGCTAATGATACGTTAACATTACTTAAATTAGACGGTGCAACCGCTCAAGAAGTTACAGTAAAACAAGGTGATGTTTTATATTTTACACCAACAAAAAATGTTGCAGGAGCTTATCCTTTAACTATTCCAGGTATACAATATTTATCTGTGTATGAAACAGAGCCTGTAGTATCTAATTTAGATATATTTTGGGAAACAACTACTACTGGTTTAATACAAGATTTAAATGATTTTATTTTAAATGAAACATCAGGAGGTTCTACGTTATTTCCTGTAGCTGCAACTTCTTTTAAAGAAGATTTAGGTGCAGCACCTCAAAACGTTTTTGATGCAAACTTTAAAGTAATAGATCAATTTGGAATTACTTTAGATCCTGCAGATTTTACTACAATAGATGTTGTATTAACAGCTGTTGTAGATGGTAATAACCCTGGAAACAATGTTTCAAGTTTCTTTAATTTAACCTCTGGTACTCAAGCTACTGGTTGGAATGTTACAACTACTGGAACATATTATAACACTGTGTTTTATGGAAACGATTCAGCTGCTAGAAATTTTATTTTTACTTTTACAATAACTACACAAAGCATAACCGCTGGAGTTGCTCCGACAATTATCTCAACACAAATACCAGTTTCGTTAATTAACGAGGCGCCTACATTATTGCCGATAAGTACAACTATACAAACTAATAGATCGGTAACAGGTTCTATTCAAACTCTTACAGCTGTTAATGGTGCTAATAATCCTAATTTAGCAGCTAATGATTTAACTATAGATATATATGATGTTGTTAAAGATGGTACTTCTATGGCAGATGCAGGTGCTGATTTAACTGAATTTTTTGTTTTAGACCCTAATCCAGCCGCTGTAGTTGCTAATGAAAGATCTACTGATTTAAAATTTGCATCACCTCCACCACCAGTTGCTGATTATATAGTAAAAGTTAGAGCGGCTGATGCTGGTTTAGATGATGAAGAAGATTATAGTATTCCTTTAAATTTAGTAAACGCTGTTAAAGATCAAAAAGTATTAAGAGTAGCTTATAATGATCCAGCTGGTGATGAAGGCGCAGAGTGTCCTGTTGTTAGCGCTATACAAATTGAAGTCGACGCTTCACCAATAGCTGGTCAAAATGGAAAATATTTATTTGTAGGTTATCAAGGCGCAAATTTTGATGATTTAACAAATGACACAAATACAATAACTATAGACAGAACAAACGCTTTTCTAGGTAGTGCAGGTGCAAATTGTAATGCGCCAACATTTGGAAGCGGTAGTGCTTTCATATTTTATTATACAGCAGCAGGAACTTTTGCAGACTTAAGAAATCAAGCAGAAACTGATAACTGTACACAATATACAGATAATTGCGATGGTGGTGGAAGTGGTAGTTGGGATATTGATCCTACAGCTCCCAATACTCTAGCAATAGAATATGACATATCAAACTATCTAGTGGAGATAATATAAAAAACATGTAATAATAAATTATGAGTGCGGCAATAGAAGTAAAATATTTTAACACATTTATTCTCAAGAAGATAAATCAAACAGTAGGTGTTCAAAATCCTATTTGGGACGGTTCTTTTGGTATTCCCTCTGATATTATAGGAGGTTATCCCGCACAACCTGTAATACCAGATAGCGCCGAAAACTACGTAATTGAAGAATCTAGAATTAGAGGAGGTTTTAACAATACTAGCACTGATTATGGTGCTAAAGCATATTTAGTAGAAGAAGAACCTGCAGGTTATACTAGATTTAATGCTTTGATATATTCAGGTATATTTAATTCTAGAACAGGAATAAATGATACTAATGTGTTTTCTACAGCCGCAGAAATAACAAGAGCAACTGATCCAGCAAACGGATCAATACAAAGATTATATGCTGAAGATACTAATCTATATGTTTTTCAAGAATATAAAACTAGTCAAGCATTAATAGATAAAGATGCTATATTTTCTGCTGAAGGCGTAGGAACTGTAACATCAACAAATTTAGTTATAGGTGTAATTCAACCTATACCTGGAAAATACGGTATATCACAAAACCCAGAAAGTTTTGCTGTGTATGGATATAATAAATATTTTTCAGACAAAAACAATAATGTAATATTGAAACTAGCTGGATCTAGTATATCAGAAATATCTCAACTAGGTATGAGAGATTATTTTAGAGATGAATTAAATAGATTAGATTTAGGTGGTTCACCAGGTTCAGTAGTAGGTGGTTGGGATATTTACAACGATCAATATATTATATCTACTCAACAAGTAAATAGAGGACAATCACGAGTCAATAATAGAACTGTAACATTTGATGAGGGAGTTCAAGGTTGGACTAGCTTTTTTGATTATAGACCAGATCAAATATTTAGTATAAATAATAATTTATATACTGCAACTTCAGACGGTTTATATAAACATTATAGCACTACAGTTCCAAGAGGACAATTTTACGGACAAGATTTTTCAAGTACTATTACAGTTATTTTTAATCCTGAACCTTTAAGATCTAAAACATTTAGCACTATAAGCTACGAAGGAAGTAACGGTTGGGAAGTTACTAGTTTAATATCAGATGAAACTGGTAAAGATAATAACGGTAACACTACAATATATAATTTTACTACTGATTCTATATTAGCTATATCAAGTTATTATGAAGGAGAATATGCTTATGATGCTAATAATAACGTTATAACACGAGCTAATTATAATTTAGCACCGCCAAATGGTTTTGGAACATATGATCCAGCTGTTTACAAATATCATGCTGGTTTTGATAGAAAAGAAAATAGCTACGTAGCAAACGTAATAAATAACACTGCTCCAAGTAGCGGTGAAGTTGTATTTGGTAATCAAATAAGTGGAATAAAAGGATATTTTACACAAGCAACATTTTCTACAGATCAAACAACAGATGTTGGTGGTATAAAAACTTTATTTTCAGTAGGAACAAATTTTGAATCAAACAATGGATATTAATAAAAATTTAAAAATATGGCAGCAGGTGCAATTATAGGTGGCGCGATTAGTGTCATAGGTGGTATTTTCGGTTCTAGTAGAGCTAGAAGAGAAGCTAGACGTAGAGAAGCTCAAGCTAGAGCATTAGAATCTAAATTAAATGAGTTAGAAGCTAATAGACAAGAAATAATTGATCCTTATGAAAATATAACTGATTTAAGTTCAATGCTATCTAATCCTTTTGCTAATTTATCTGTAGCAACACAAGCCACAGAAATGCAAATGGAGCAAACAGATATTGCACTAGCTAATACTTTAGATACTATTAGGGCTACAGGTGGTGGTGCTGGTGGAGCTACAGCTTTAGCTCAAGCTGCTTTACAAAGTAAAAAAGGTATTGCTGCAAATATTGAAGCACAAGAAGCAGCTAACGACAAACAAAGAGCTCAAGGCGAAGCTACACTAATGCAACAAAGAATGTCTGAAGCTCAAAGACAACAACAAGCAGATGTTGCTGGAGATCAGTTTACTTTTCAACAACAAGAAGCAAGAGACATGCAACAACTTAATAGACTGTCTAATCAAATTGGTGCTTTACGTGGTGCGGCTGCTCAAGCTAATGCCGACGCAACTTCTGCATTAACTGGAGGAATTGGAGCTGCAGCTTCTTTTTTAGGTAATTTAGGAGGTAAATAAAAAAATATGGAAGACAAGAATATAAAAATTAATTTATTTATCAAGCAGCTTAATAAAAGCAATGCTTTAGGTTATAACAAGTTGTATGTAGCTAGTCAGCCTGATTACAATTTTAAAATATTAGATAAAGCTTATGAAGGTACAGGTAAGATATATGCTAAATTAAAAACTATTATACAAAATAACACATGTCAAGATCCTACATGTTTTGTAGAAAATCAGCAATTATTAAGACTAATGGAAGCTCCTCAAAAGTCTTTAGATTTTTTAGCCAACCTTGGTTCACAATTAATAATTACTGATGATAATTATTACGATGTAAATCAAGATTTTAAATACGCGGTGGCAAATGCAATACTTACAGGTAAACCTACATTTGCTAGAAGTGATGGATATAATGTTGCTTTATATTTAAATGAAGATGCTAGTCAGACTATTGTGTTTGATGGACCTTTATTAGATAATCCTTTTATTATAAATAGTTCTGCTTTAGAAACATTATTAGATTCTGGAACAGGTATTATTGCTGAAACTCCTGATATTAACAGTGACATGCTAAGATTATTAGGCGAAGTAGGTGTTTTAGCAGGAGGTTCTACTAATCCAGAAACGGGTCAATTAACACCTGGTGCTAAAATAGCAGAAGATTTTGTTTTAAAAAACCCTGACGGAACTTATGATTATGAGATTATTGATATAGGTATGGGTAAAGGTAGAAACGTACTTCAATATGATTTAGATAAAATAGAAAGAAAAGTAACTCCATTTATAAATGCAGAAGTAGCTGGTATGTTAAGCTCTGAGCAATCAGTTGTAGCAGCTTGGAATGTATTTATTGGCGCACAAACTAGTGTTTCTGAAGATGATCAAATGGCTCAAAATGCAAATGCAGGATTTGTAGCTTGGGATTATCAAGAAGATTTACCATTACAACAAGATAATAAAGATTTATTCATGGTTAAATATAAAGAGTATTTTATGAATAATTACTTAAAACAATTTACTACAAATCAAATACCAACAGTCCAAGCTGATGCTGCTGTTTTTGACCTTGAAGAAGGTAAAAACGCAAAAGCACAAAAGTTTATAGACGACAATAAATTAGCATAATATGGCTGAGACTTTAATACAGTATATAAGTTCTCTACAAGATCAAAAAATTAAAGGTCCACAAATGATGGAAATGGTCGAAGAGTGGAAGACAAATAATCCTGATTGGCAAACACGTACATCTGTACCAGAAGTTGATGAGTCGGAAGAAGTTGTTGAAGACGTTGATTTTTCACCGGCACCTGGAAGTATTTTAAGTGATGATTTTAAATTAAATTTATCAGGCAGAATAGGTAAAACACCTATTTCAGAAATGAGTTTAGGGGAAATGAATGAACGCTTTGCTCCACTACAAGCTCAAAAAGAATATGAACAAGCTGTGGAGTCAGTTGCTAAACCTAATGAAATATATGATAGCTTTGACAATAGTTTTGAATATAAATATACTTTAGAAAACAATGACCCTACTTATTATTCAAGACCTAAAGGTTCTGATAGTAATTGGGAAACTCATGTAGAAGGGGATATTAGTTTTTTAGATATAGGTGGAAGAGTGTTTAAACATTTTGATTACGATGAAACCGCGTATGAAGAAAGTCAAGATTTATTAAATAATACTGTAGTAAAAGATATTGATACTGATACACTGGAAGCAAATT